CCTAGTGATGGGTAACCTGGTCAACCGCGATTACGAGCCCGTTTTGGCGCAGGCAGGGGATACAGTGAACATCCCGATCCCCCCGGTTCTGGTAGCCTACAACATAGCAGAAGGCGGAACGGTTCAAACGCAGAACCCGAATCTGGGGAACGCGCAGATTGTATTGAACACACACGCCGAAGCGACTTTTCAGATTCCGGATGTAACCAAAGTGCTGGCGGTTCCGGACTTATTGCAGGTTTACATGCAGCCGGCGGTGGTAGCCATCGCCGAAAGCATCGAGACAAGCCTGCTGAACCTGTTTGCCGGGTTTACGGCAAACACGCCGGTAGGTACGCCGGGGACGCCACTGGTGGAAGCGGTAATCGACCAGGCAGAGAGCGCTCTTTTCACGGCCAAGGTTCCGGCCTCCGAGCCGAAGTTCCTCGTGGTGGACGCGGCCACCTACTCCGCACTGCGGCAGATTGAACGCTTCAGCGAATTCCAGACCGCCGGCGAAGCCGGGCTGCGGGCCTTGATCGACGGCACGGTGGGGAAGATCAAAGACTTCTTCGTGATGCGGTCGCAGTTTATCGCGTACACCGGCAGTTCGCCCATGACCACCCACAATCTGGCTTTCACCAAGCCTGCGATCGGTCTGGTCATCCGGAGACTGCCGCAACCTTTGTATGGCACGGGCGCCGTGGCGCACTACGCGGAGATGGGAAACTTCGGCATGCGCGTAGTGATGAGCTACCAGCCGAATACGTTGGCTCAACAGTTCACGGTGGACGTGTTGTACGGTTGCGCGGTAATCCGCAACAACTTTGGCGTTCAGGTGAATTCATAAGGCACGAGTGGCGCCGCACCCGGGTGGACAAACAAACAAAGGGGCCGGGTACGCGCGGCCCCAAAAGAGATAACCATGGACTTACAAGTGTATTTCAAGAAGATTCGCGCGGTGGAAGAGAGCCTGAAAGATCCTTCCGCGGTGGTGGTCAGCCTAGAGACTCAGGATGGCGGACGAGAAGGAGTACGCACCGAGGTCCCGCGCCGAATCGCAGCCAGGATGATCGTAGAGGGCGCCGCGCGGCTGGCGACGGCTGACGAAGCACGCGAGTTCCGCGAACAAAACGCGGAGGCTAAGCGGCAAGTGGACCAAATCGCGGCGGCGTCACGCATGCAATTCACCGTCATTTCGCCCACCGAGCTGCGCAAGCTGAAAGGCAGCGCTCAGCCGGGCAAGGATTAGGCCGCGGCGATGGCGCTATTCACCGATGGCATATCGACGATCCAGGACCTTATGGTTCAGGACTCGTCCGTGCTGGCCACGGCCCAGGCGGAGAACATCGATCTTAGCCAGAAACTGACGCTGGCGCAGCAGGAATTGGGGATCGAAGCGACCACCCTTCTGCAGCGCAGCAACACCTACGACTGGCAGTTCTGGCTGCAGCCGGACACGCAATTGAACAACATCGTGGTCACTCCGCCACTGCAGCTTTGGCACGTGTTCCAAACTCTGATGCTGGTCTATCAGGATGCGTACTTCAATCAACTGAACGATCGTTACAAGGGCAAGCGGGATCAATTTCAGCAACTCGCGAAGTGGGCCATGGACAAGCTAATTCAGACCGGCATCGGCATCGCTTCGGACCCGATCCCGCAGGCCCTTGCGCCACAACTGACGTCCATTCCCGGCGGTCTACCGGCAATGACTTACTGTGCCAGCGTGTCGTGGCTGAATGTGGAAGGCGAGGAGGGGCAGGCCAGTAATCCCAACACTCTTACCGTGGCGGCCGGGAATGCGCTCGTCGCCCAGCCCGTCAATCAGCCGGCGAATGCAACGGCCTGGAATGTTTACGTAGGCCTGTCGCCCACGGCCATGGCGCTCCAGAATACGACGGCATTGGCCCTGGACCAGGTCTGGGTCCAGGCAGGGCCTGTATCCACCTTGGGACAAGGGCCCGGGAGCGGACAGGCCCCGGACTATCTTCGCGCATTGCCGCGACTTCTTCAGAGAGGATAACAATGGCATGGGTAGGCAGCACGGTCACCGCACAAGTAGTCACTCTTCTGGTGGCGCCGCAAGGTCTGAACGCCTGCGTATCGACGCTGGCCCAGGCCGAGAGTGTCACTCTGCCGCTAGTCGGACTAAATCAGATTCTGGCGCAGAACGTCTCCGTTGAACTGGCGGAGCGCAGCACCGACGTGCAATATCCGATGGTGAGCGTATACTGCGAGAAAATCGTGAACCAGCTCAAGGAGAAGTTCCGGAACTTTTCCGGAAAGGCCGCGATGGCGATCGAAGTGCGAGTTTCACAGGACAGACTGGACGGGATTGAGGATCAACTTCAAAGCTATGTCGATGCAGTGACTCAGGTGCTGGACCAGAACAGGGGCGACTGGGGTGAAGGAATGTATTACGCCGGATGCTATGAAGCGGCCTTGGGCGCCGTGAAGCACGGCGGGCAAAACTTCCTCCAGGTGGGAAAAGTGAGCTTCGACGTAGGAGTGAGCGACTAGAGCTATGGCTTCATATATTTCTTCCAATGCCAACCGTTTCTACGCTGCATTGGAAAGCGCATACGGACAGACGCCGGCGATCGCGGCACAGAACCGGTTTCCGGCGGTGAAGCTGACTGCCAAGAACCAGTTGGAGACTGCCAACCGGCGGGACAAGACGGGCAGCCGCACGTTCGTGGGAATACCCACGGGATTACGGCGCAATACCACTTTCGACGTGACCACTTACATGACAAGCTGGGGGGGGCAGAGTGCAGGTCCGTCTTACGGGCCGCTTTTCCAGGCTGGCATGGGCGCCGCTCCGGCGATGTACGCGGGAGGCGCGGCCGCGGCGGGTTCGACCGGCACGTCGCTGGTCTTCGCGGCGCCGCACGGGCTGGTGGCGGGACAAGGCGTCTCATGCAACGGCGAGATCCGGTTTGTCACGGCGATCGCGAGCGCGGCGGCAGTACAGGTGAACGCTCCTTTCTCCAGTGCTCCGACCGCGGGAACGGAGGTCGCGCCCTGCATTTCTTATTTTCTGGCGACGGCTTTGCCAAGCGTCAGCATTTTCGACTATTGGGACCCCAGTACGGCCCTCCAGCGGATTCTTTGCGGGGCGGCCGTAAACAAGATGACTGTAACAATTAATGGCGACTTTCACACGTTCGAGTTCAACGGGATGGCGCAAGACCTGCTTGACAGTTCCAGCTTCGCGGCGGGACAGGGACAACTTACGGGCTTCCCTGTGGAGCCGGCCCTTGCCGCCTTCGACTATTCGATCGTCCCGGGTAACATGGGCGAGGCTTGGCTGGGTATCGCGCCCAGCAAATTCTATACAATCACCAGCGGGACGTTCCAGTTAGACAACGGCCTGGATATGCGATCCAAGGAATTTGGAACCAACCTTCCGCTGGCTATTGCGCCCGGTCCGCGAACGGTGACGGCGGCCTTCAGCCTGTACGAACTGGACGATACCGCCACACAAGGGTTGTACCAGGCGGCAAGGCAGCAGTCGCCGGTAAGCGTGATGTTTCAACTGGGACAGCAAACCGGCCAGGTGGTGGGTGTCTACATGATGAGCGTGGTGCCGGTAGTGCCTGAATTCGACGACAGTGACAACCTGCTGCAGTGGAAGTTCCAGGGATCGAAAGCGCAGGGGACCGCAGACAACGAAATCGTGGTGGCATTTGGATAGCCGGGTTGGTGGCCAGATGGAATATACTAGCTTCGAAACGATAGACTCAACGGTGGCGCGTGGCGTAAGTTATACGGTCGCCAAGATGTCATTTGGACGCCGCGTGGAGCTGATGCGCCGAATCCGCGAGTTAGCTGCGCGCAGGGAATTCGTCGATGCGGGCGACACTCCCGACGAAAAGATGGAAGCCGCGCTGCTGGCATCCGAGATCGATCGGGTCTATCTGCTCTGGGGCTTGAAGGAAGTCGCCGGTCTGGAGTTGGACGGGCTGCCGGCCACTCCGGAGTCATTGGCCGCCAGCGGGTCTGAAGAGCTCTTCCGCGAGGCTTTGGCAGCCGTCAAGCACCAGTGCGGGCTGTCGGAAGCCGAAAGAAAAAACTGATTGCCGCACTCCATTTTCAATTTTCCGACCAGGCTGGCTGGGAGTGCGGGGCTTGCCGTAAAGCCAGCCTGGAGATGAGGCGCAGGTGCGGCTGGATACCGCGGGCGCTGGCAACGCCCGAGCGCGTGGTGTGGGCCAGGAACAACGCGTCGACCACCGTTTGTCCAAAATCGTTTATCGCGGCGCAAAGTATGGCATGGCTCGAGGAGTATCTGGTGCGCCGCAAGTTAGGGCAAAGGGGGATCGACGGGCTGGGGGCCCGCGAGGTGGAAGCTTTTGTGACCTTGGAGCACGAGCTCGCACAGTTGAACGGCGGCGCCGGCGCTCGACGCCAAAGCAGCGGCCCTGCGCCAAAGGGGAGAAATGTCTAGTACGTCACAACAGACACTGCTAACAGCTTTCAACCAGGCGTCGGGCAGCCCCGCGGGCCAATCGGCCAGCCAATCGACAGCCATCGACCAGGGCCTTATCGACGCGCTGGCGCAATCCACTCAGGTGATCGATGCCCAGACGCAGGCTACCGCCGCTAACACCGACGCGCTGGCGAAGGGTAGCCAGTCTCAGGGTTCGAGCGCCGGCAAGGATGTTACAGATGCGCTCGGCACAGCCAGCAGTGTTCTGGGGGGCGGCCTTAGCATCATGCCGCTGGTATCTCTGTTTTCCAGTTTGTTTGGCGGGGGACAGTCCGCTCAAGCCGCGCCCCTCGTGCCTTTTGCGCTGCCCCCCTCGCTGAACCTGCAGTCCACCTCCGGTGGCCAGGACGTGAGTTATGGCGAGAATGGCTTGCCGCGCTCCGCGGGAAGCGGCGGGTCGAACGCGGGTCAGCAGATCACCGTGCAGGTACAAGCCATGGACAGCCAGTCCTTTCTCGACCATAGCGACGATATCGCGTCGGCAGTCAAGCAGGCGATGTTGAACATGAACTCCATCAACGACGTAGTCACGAGCCTTTGACACCATGTTTCCGACACTCAAGACCGGCGCGACGCTGCAATATCCCGCGCAGAAAACGATGCGTTTCAACACCGACACCATCCGTTTCCTGGACGGCACCGAACAGCGGTTTCGCGACAACCCTTCGGTGTTGCATCAATGGACCATCCAACTCGACCTGCTGGACGAATCCGAGCTCGCCGCATTAGATCAGTTCTTCGTAACCAACCAGGGCAGATTCGGGAGCTTCTCGTTCACCGATCCGTGGGACGGAACGGT